TTGGGAGTTCATATCAACTGATACGAACCCAGAAGCTCTTACAACTTTATCAGCCATTTTAAATTTGCCACAAGAATTTATTAGAAAACGCAAAGGAGCGTGGTTCGTCAATGTGAAAAAACCGTCTAATTATGATGAACTAACAAGCATTGAAAAAAGATCGCTTGACGAACAACTAAATGAAATGATAAGCGCTAAATACGTTTTTATCAACTATAACGGTTTACGAACAAAACGATTGTCGGAACTCACATCAGGGTTTACCAAAAATTTATTTGATAATTCAGTTATTATTGTTGACGAAGCACATAACTTGATAAGTCGCATTGTAAATAAAATTAAAAAAGAAAAAGTCGTACCAGAAAATGAAAAAGGAGAGAAAGAATATTCACCAAAATTCCTTTCGACCAAACTATATGAATATTTAATGAGTGCTAAAAATGCCCGTATAGTTCTTTTAACAGGAACACCCATTATTAATTATCCAAATGAATTTGGAATACTTTTCAATATTTTAAGGGGTTACATCAAAACCTGGAATATACCCTTGAATGTAAAAACGAATAAAAAAATTGATCGAGTTTCACTTCAAGAAATGTTGCTCGGAGAGAAAACATTGGACTATTTGGACTATTCACCATCCAGTAAAGTACTTACTATTACCCGAAACCCTTATGGTTTTAAAAATAAAATAAAAGAAAACAGCGGTTATAAGGGTGTTGCCAATACAAAACGAGATGATAATGGAAACAATATTTTCGACAACGAATTTTTGAGTGACGATGATTTTGAACGACGTATACTGAGTATTTTAAAAAGAAATGAAATTGAAGTATTATCGGATGGTATTAAAATTCGCAACATGAAAGCTCTTCCCGACGACTTCAATATTTTTGAAAATCAATACATTGATAGTGTAACAAAAAAAATAAAAAATTCTGATGCGCTTAAACGCCGAATAATTGGGCTGTCCTCTTATTTTAGAAGCGCCCAAGAAGATCTTTTACCTACATTTAATAAAACATTAGGGATTGATTATCATGTTGTTAGAATTCCGATGAGTGATTTTCAATTCAAAATTTACGAGTCAGCGCGGAAGGAAGAACGGAAAATGGAAAAACAATCGAAAAAACCGCAAAATTTGGATGAACTATACAAAGAAGCCACGTCAACGTATCGTATTTTTTCAAGATTGTACTGTAACTTTGTTATGAACAATCGACCTCTCCCAATGAAGAAGAATAAAACACAAGAACCCACAGAACCTGGTGCGGCGCCTGAAACAGAAATTACAAATATCTTGAAAGACGCTCGTAAGGAAGAAGTCAATGTAGACATTAATGATGAAAATGAAGGCGAAGAAGAAGGTGATCAAATATTGGACAAACTAGGCGGTGTATCATACAAAGAGAGGATTGAAGCAGCCATTAAAAATATGTGGGAAAACTCCAATGATTATTTCACACCAGAAGCACTAGCCCGTTTTAGTCCAAAATTTCTACATGTACTTGATAATATTAAAGATCCCGAATATTTGGGCTTACATTTGGTTTACAGTCAGTTTAGAACACTGGAAGGAATTGGATTATTCAGTCTAGTCCTCGAAAAAAATGGATTTGCCAGATTTAAAATCAAAAAAAATGCTTCTGATATTTGGGAAATCAATATTCCTGAAGCTGATTTAGGCAAACCTACTTTTGCCTTATATACGGGTACAGAAACTACGGAAGAGAAGGAGATTATCAGACGTATCTTCAACGGCGAATGGGATTATATTCCTACGAATTTGTCCGCTGATCTAAAGAAAATTGCACACAACAACAATATGGGTGAAATTATCAAAGTACTCATGATCACATCATCTGGGTCGGAAGGTATTAATCTTAGAAATACGCGTTATGTACACATTATGGAGCCTTATTGGCACCCTGTCAGAACAGAACAAGTAATCGGTAGAGCTCGTCGTATATGCAGTCATAAAAATCTGCCAAAACCACTGCAAACAGTTGAGGTTTTTGTTTATTTGATGGTTTTATCTGCCGAACAACTAAAGTCAGACGATGCAATTGAATTGAAAAGAAAAGATTTATCAAAAGGCGAACCAAAAGTCCCTGTAACAAGTGACCAATTATTATTTGAAATTTCTGAAATAAAAGCAAACTTAAGTATGCAATTGACTGATGCAATTAAAGAGACATCATTTGATTGTTACATTTATTCAAATGGAAAATGTATGAATTTTGGAGACCCAGATAGTACTAAATTTTCTTATGTTCCTGATTATGCGAACCAACAAAATGATGTAAGTGTTAGAGCAAATAAGAAAAAAATAGAATGGGAAGGAAAACCGATCACGTTAAATGGCGTTAAATATGTGTATAGAAGAATGAGCCCAAAGTTGTTGAATATTTATAATGAAAAAAGTTATTTAGAAGCAGTGAAAAATCCTGATGTTACTCCAGTACAAATTGGTACGTTAGAAATAAACGATAAAGGTGAACAAATTTTTAAACAATTAGTAACATAACAGCCTCTACTAATTCTCTTTCGTTCTCTGTTAAACTATTATAAAATATATTCATATTGCAACATTTATTCAAACTGTATTTGTGTAAGTCGACTATTTTTGATTGTGTATTTTTTATTAGTTTATAACTTAATTCGTTAAGTTGTTCTTTTTTAACGCTGACAACACAAGCTGTTTTTAACAATGAATTTCTAAATCGTGAAAACGATTTTTCTGCATTAATATATTTACTTTGTAAAAGCAAATATATCAATGTTAACAAGATTAAATGGTTCATACTTAATATCAATAATTTTTTATATAGTAATATTTTATTTTTGTCTTTTTCAATCATTTTTATTTTTTTATACGTTCATTTTTTCAAGTATGATATTTATTTTACTGTGCAAAGAAGCCAATTCATTTTTTAATTCGTCAATTTGAGGTTGATAATTTATTGGATCTACCTTCTTTAATTTTTTAAATAAGTTATTTGTTTCGTCACTGCTGACACTGTATTCTTCATGTGGTTCATAAAATTGATTTTCATTTGACCATGTAATATGTTTATCATTTTCATTTGTGCTTGTTTGAAAGTCTAATTTTAACTTTTCATTTTTAATTGAAGTTTCTTGTGACGTCAACCAGTTTACATTGTTCGTATCGACCGTATTGTTGGTAGTATTTGCAACATTATAACTTTTACTTATCATTTCAATGTCATATTTTCGCTGCTCCTGAATTTTTTTGATCTCTAGTTCAATTTCACTTATTGGTTCATCCCTATTATCATTGAAATTTGGTATAGGTGGAACTGGAAGTGCCATAGAGTTAGTGAACTCTTCTTGTTTTTTATTGAGTTCTTTTTCAAACTTTGATATTCTTTCGTTATGTATATCTTCGTAAGTTATTTGCTGTTGTACTGTATCACTGTCATCATGAATTTTTATTTTCTTGAAATTAGGTGGTGGAGTAGAAGCAGGAGGATGGTTTACTTGACTTGGCTGTGTTTGCAATTTCATCACATAATTTATTAGCAACAATATGTATTTTTTATTCAAATCAACTAACGAGTTGCAACTTGCTTTCTCTCTTAAATAAAAAGCTTTTAAATTATTTTCAAAAATGGAAACTAGTTCGTTTACTATATTTTGAGATGTACAAATTTTTTTAATCATTGGCTCATCTGTTAAAACATCCCACATTAGTTGGATATTTTCTCTCTCTAAAAACATTTCAACTGACATTTTGAAGGATTAATTATAATAATTTAGACTATTACTTTAATTTATTATAAATATTTTATATTTATACCAGCAAAGATTTAAAATGGGACGCTCCTGTGGAGCGTCGTTTGAAGTCATCACTGGTAACGGTGTAACATTACTACAACTTTTCATTAAAATATATTTTCCTGAATTTTGCCATATAATCGTCTTTTAATACATGGGTTTTTAAATAATGTTCTGTAAATTTATCTTCTAACATGTGCACTATGAAAAATATACTATATATTCCACATTCTGTACTTCCGTATTGATGTTCCACTGGATGATTTTCATCATAAACAAAATTTATTTTGCGTTTCAACTGTTGGCCTTGTTCAGTTACTTTTTCTACAAAGTTCGTAATTTCAGGTGGTGCTTTTCGACCTACGCTGTCAAAGAAAAAAATCTTTCCTTTTTTAATATTTATAAACATGGAAATCCAATGCTCACCTGGTCTATTGTGTGGGTCAGTATTAAATATAATTCCTATTTTTGTTTTATTATTTTTGATTTGCTGTTCTAGATTGAAATTACATAGTTCTTCCCAAACGCATTCACCATACATTTTTTTGGTGTCAAAATCAATTGGCGAAGGTCCTATAAAGTCAAAACATTTGTACGCTTTTTCATATTGTTTCATTACTTTGATAATGTCTAAACTTGACAACCATTCATTCGGATTTTTTTTCCATTCAGCGGGTGATTCGGGCGCAAACTCTTCTTTTAAATTTTCATCAAGTTGTCCAAACTCGTCGTTTTGTTTCAACCAACATGACTCTTTATTACATACATCGCTCAAATAGTTGGATAATATTTTATGTATTTCTTTTGCATCATTTGTTGTTATTTTTTCGTAAGGATGTCGTACGTTCCATTTGTCTCTCAACTTAAAAAGAGACGTCTCCGTATAACAAGTATAGTCGTTCATTTCGTTTTTATCTTTTGGACTGCAATTTATCTTGCTTAGTTTTATGTCATGTGGTTTTAACTTATGATTATGTTTATGTTTATGTTTATGACTTCGATGTTTTCTACTAAAATTATGACTTCTATATTTTTTTTTACTTTTTTTATGAATTCTACTTCTTTTGTATATTTTTTTTTTTTTTATTTTCATTTTGTATGTTTGTCTCATCATATTTTATAGTGATATTTTCTTTTTTTATAATTCCTTTATTTCTTAATGTTGGTTCTTCTAAGTTAATATCTTTTATTTTTGGTAATATCATTTCATCTGGTTTTTTAAATGACTTGATAGTAACAAAATTTTCTAAACCATTTTTAAATTTTATTGAACGCATAAAAAGTTTATTATCATTTTCACTGTTATAAACGTTCGAGGTAGTTGTGTCGTTGCAAGTATTATCATTATCGTCGTGATCATCATCAAAATGATTGTATTCTTCCTGTATTATATCATTTTTGTCTACTATTTTAAAATAATGAATACATGTTTTAACAAAATTATCGAAACTATTTTTAATATCAGGGTTGATTTCATTATAACTCGTATCTTTTTTTAATAAGAGTTCACGTGTTAAATTTAATACTCGCTTTCTATAAAATTTTTTTTCTTTTTTATTTATACTATGCACTAAACTACTTTTTTGCATTTTAAGATATACTTCTTTGTTTATTAAACAATCCACTGTTATTTGATGTACTAAATCTTCTGACATTTTGTAATAGCTGTATCTGTTATAAAATATTATTTATTTTTTCATATGTTTACGCTTTCTAGTGCGTCTTTTCTTGTTGTTTCTTTTTTGTGACCTTGAACGTTTTTGGGTTTTTCGTCTATTTCTTCCACCTGACGTATTTATTCTAGTTGTGTCATAATCATCGTCAGAATTGTCTTCTTCTGCTTCTCTGCGTATTTGTTCAAGTTGCTCGTCTATATCTGTTACAACTGGTGAAAAATTATAACTATCCTCTCGAACATGATAATCGTCATAACATTCTTGTCCCCCCTCACGATGTAGCATTTCTACTAAAGTAGCGTAGTTATTATTAGAAATTGTATCGCCATTTCTACTTCCATACATACGAACAAATTCTAACCATTTAAATGGACACCAATGATACGTATCATCACGTTGATTTGCATTTCCACCTCTATCTAATATTCTTCTAACTTCTCCAGTATTTCTTTCGAGTATAGCATTTATAAGTGGTGTGTAATTACGTCGTACAGCATATGCTATTCTTTCTTCTTGTGTCTCACCAGTATTAGCACCACCATAAGATCTTTTTTTTCGCAACAACGATGATCTTTTAGTTTTTCTATGTCTTTTGTACATATTATATATACGTATATAATAAATAATATTTTATGCTAAATCTTTCACTTGCGCCCGCGTTGGATTAGAAAACATATAAGTTCCTACTACATTTGGGTCAGGATTTGGATCAAAACTACAAAATGTCTCTTTTTCAAATAACAAACTATGTGGTTGGTTTTGATATTTATTTGGATTAAACGAATAGTTGTATAAATCACTATTACTGCTTGGTACGTAAACCGCTTGACTGCATTTTTGTAATGCAAATACTTGGTTTCTCAATACTGACTCAGTGTTTATGTTGGAAGAAAACCCAGACCATGGTGATTGCGTGTTTCCTGGATTAAATACTGTATGTGGATTGAAAGTTGGATATTGTTTCATTCTTACACCAATCTCTCTTCTTGGATCAACTATGGGTAAGTAAGAATACTTTGTCATTACTGGTCGAACATCAACATATTGTTGTAACATTTGTGAAGGTATATTTCTATCATATATTCTTCGATTTGTTACGTTCTGAATATCTGATACACATTCTTGCTTCATATTGTTCATTTTAATATAATATATAGTATGAATATAATTTTATTAATTTATTTGTAAAATATATATAAAGATATACAGTGAATTAAAATAGTATTATACTAAATGTGTGGCATATTTTGTCTTTTAAATGGTGATAAACAGCAAGAACAATTTTACAAAGGACAGTTTAATAAAGGAGTTAACAGAGGTCCAGAAGACTCTAAATTCTTGGCATTTCACAATATGTTTTTGGGTTTTCACCGACTAGCCATAAATGGATTAAATAGTATTTCTAACCAACCGTTTAATATTAAAAATATTGTATTAATATGCAATGGAGAAATATACAACTATAAATATTTATATGAGTTGATGAATGTTACACCAGAAACAAATTCTGACTGCGAAGTTATTATTCATTTATATTTAAAATATGGTATTGAACAAACATTGCAAATGTTGGATGGCGTGTATTCTTTCGTTTTATATGACTTACGATTGGAACAAAACTTGGACAACTATATTTATTTTGCAAGAGACCCATATGGTGTAAGGCCTTTGTATTTATTGAAAAATAAATATGTAACTCCTAATTCAAATATGATGATTGCTTGCGCATCAGAATTAAAATGTTTGAATGAATTTTTAAACAGTGATAAATTAACTAACTCTGAAGAAACTGATAATATATATGAAATTACACAGTTTCAACCAGGTACATATTCTACATACAAATTATCAAGTCTAGCTTGTTCTAAATGGTTTGTAGTGAAAGAAAACAAATCTTATTTTACACCTTCTTTTCCTTATATTTGCAACTATTATAATTCGTACATGGATTCGAGTATCGAAGACGAAAAATATGAAACGAACATCATTAAATATTTATGCGACGCAGTAAAAAAACGTTGTTTGAATACCGAACGTCCTATTGCATGTTTATTGTCAGGTGGTTTAGATAGTAGTTTAATAGCAGCACTTGTTAATAATTTTTATAAAATGGAATTCGGTTTGGATAAGACAATCGAAACATATAGTATTGGGTTAAAAGGGTCAGAAGATCTTAAATATGCGAAAATTGTGGCAGACTATATTGGAAGTAACCATACTGAAATTATTTTGACAGAAAAAGAAATGTTTGAAGCTATTCCAGATGTGATTTACGCAATAGAAAGTTATGACACGACAAGCGTGCGCGCAAGTATCGGAAATTATTTACTTGGCAAATACATATCTAAAAATAGTAGTGCAAAAGTTATTTTCAATGGTGATGGATCAGATGAATTATGTGGTGGATATTTATACATGAAAAATTGTCCAGATTGTATTGAATTTGATTGTGAAAGTCGTAGATTATTAAAAGACATTCATTTATTTGATGTACTGAGGTCAGATAAATGCATATCTTCACATGGATTAGAGCCTAGAACACCATTTTTAGATAAAACATTTGTGAACTATTATTTATCTATTCCTCAAAAACTACGATTTGATAGTAACAAGATAATGGAAAAATACTTCTTGAGAAATAGTTTTACAATAGAGAATTTTCAAGATGTTTTTGGAAATCAGATATTACCTGCAGAAATATTATGGCGTCGCAAAGAAGCTTTTAGTGATGGTGTAAGCAGTAAAGGACGTTCACTTTATGTGATTTTACAAGAATTTATTTCGACCATACTAAAATTGGAAAATTATTACGACGAAGACATTATTAATAAATACCCAATAAGCATTGAAACCGAAAAAATGTATTATAAAAATATTTTTAAATGTCACTTTTCAAAATGCGAAAAAATAGTGCCATATTATTGGATGCCACGATATACAAATGCAACCGATCCAAGTGCTAGAACATTGGAAGTTTATAACAGTTCTGAAGTTGAAAATGAAAAAATAAACCCAATGTATTACTATGTAGCTTAACTATCTTCAAATGTGTATAGTATTATTTTATATATGAATAATATATATAAAATGTTATTTTCAAAAAAATTTATATATGGATATCAAGAATTAGTTTTTGATGGGATTATTAGTCTTACCTATGTACTTGTTTTTTTATATTTGTTTGGAATATCAAATTTTGCAAAAGAAAAATTAGATATCATTGATAAATACATACGAATTTATATTTGTTTATTTTTAATATTTAGGTTTAATCCTTTTAGAACAAAGTACGAGTTTACAAACTTGGATCGTAAAATAGCCTTTAGCGCTGGACTGTTTATATTTACTACTAGTATTTTAGGTTTTGTGTTTTTTTAGATGATTTATTTTTCGCTTTATTGTTGTAATACTTTTTTAACGTTTTGGTTTTACTGCTTCGGTTGTCGTTGGTTTTGCCGAAAAATTCATGCAAATGAAGCAATATGCGTTTGCTTAAAATCGTGTCTATTTTATAGTCTTCACTATCCTTTTTCATTTCTTCAAAATTATATAATTTTATATTTTTTTCCATAAAATTTATAAAATGTTCTCTCTCCACTTCCGAAATCAATTGTTTACCTACGCTGCATTCTAGAAATCGATTGTACATTTCATGAAATGGCAAGTCGTGTATGTAAGGCTTTATATTAATATAATACACGCTTTCGTGCATCATTTCAGGATAAAAATTATCATCCAAATAGCATATTTCCGCATTTTTTGGCAGCATTGTACATCTGATAAAGTCATCATATGTTTTATTATTTGTTGTTCTACAAACTTCAATTCTTTTTCCGTTTATTTTGAATGCAGAAATAATTTTATCAAACAGTTTGTAGTTCATTTTAGTTTCAAAATAGGAAACAATATTATTTGTCCAATTATGATGCCCTTGATTATTTGTATATATCATTAGTTTTTGACAACATTGTGTTTGTTTTTTATTTTTTAAATAGTCTAGAATATTCATTATATTAGGCCTTAAAAATTCTGGATATAAGTCTAAAATAGTGTCAAATTCTGGTTGATCTAGTTTATTGTTATTGTTTTTGGATAAATACAAATTTAAACAATCCCAAAATATGCCGTATTCAACAAAATATCCTAGTGTTTCGTCTAAATCAAAGACAACAATTTTCATGTGACTAGTATAACATTATTTTTTAACTTTTAACAAAAAAATAATGTTGTATATGTTTTTTCTTTTATATATATATATGGTTAAAACACGAAAACGCAAGATTACAAAAAATTCAAGTATTAAACACAAAATAATATCAAAAAATAAATATAGCATTTATGTCAACAAAACGTATTACTACCATCGAGATAATATGGTCCCAGTTTTGCCATTAAATGTTAGCTCTAATAAAGATTTAAAGGTTGGAGATGAAATAAAAATGCACGGTAACCTTTATAGTGATCAAAAATATAAGAACAAAGTAGCAAGTTCAAAAACTATTTTTCAAATAATATTTACTAGTAAAAAAGGTACATTTTTAAATGTAACACATATCTACAATTTTTGTATGGAAAATACTAGTTTTAAAGGACAAATGATTTTTAAAGGGAAACTTTTCACAGATAATCTTACAGTAGAGAATTCTAAATTATTACCATATAGTTTCGTGAGCCCAGTTTTTTGTATATTTGAAAAAGGAACACTTGATTTTAAATATGGTAGTGGAGTTCAAATAATTACTCATGATAGTAATAACAACTCGGAAGTTATTAATATAGTATTAAATATTTATATATAACATATATATATATTATATATATATGAAAACGTATAAAATTATTAAAAAAAATAAAAACAGAACATTAAAGTGTAGTAAAAATGTATATGTAAAACCATGTTCAGTAAAAATTCAAAATTATCCTATGAAAAATAATTTTTCTTTATTTTTTCTCAAAATTATGGAACATTTAGGAGTTACTAATGTTATTGGTATGCCAGGTGGTGCAATTGTACCATTTTATAACAATATAAATAAAATAAAAACGACACATAAAATTTCTATAAGATTTGAAATGAATGGTGGATATATAGCATTAGGTACAAGTCGTCTATCAGCCATGAATATTGGACCTAGAAAGTTAACAATTTCTTATGGAACTATTGGACCAGGTCTAGCTAATTTATTGAACCCTATATCTGCAGCAACTTTGGAACAAATACCAACTATATTTTGTACAGAGACTATAGAATCTAAATTAACAAATTCTAGAACTATACAAAATATTCAAGCAGAAAATTTAGTCAAAAATATTTGTAAATCATATTTAGTTATAAATGTAACAGACATAAAAAATGGAACAATAATAGAAAAAATGTATCGTACATTAGTTAAAGGATTTTCTTATCCGCGAGGCGCGATTGTTTTTATTTTTAAAAATGCTGAATCAACGATTGATAGTACGCTAGCTGATGCAAATAAATATTTAAATAATTTGGAATACTACAAGAGTATTTTTTCTATTTTTAAAAATAATTTTGGTTTCACTTTAAAAAAGGAAATAAAGTCGCATGATATTTTTACTGGTTTGTATAATTATGAATGGAAACAAAAATATAATAATTTTATTAAAAATAATAAAAAAAAAATAATATCAACAAAAAATATTAGTCAATTTTTAAATTTAAAACTAAATAAATCACAACGTCCTGTTATGTTAATTGGGTTAGGAGCAGTTGATTACATTTATGAACTATTAAATTTTTGCAGAAGTAATGATATACCTTATTTGTTAACTTCACCAATGTGCTCATATGGTAATATAGATGATAAATATTATGCGTTTATCATGGGAAATACTGGAACACACTGTGGAAACAGTACAATACAAAGTTGTGACTTATTAATAACATGGGGTACATCGTTAGATGTTTATGTATGTCCATTAAATGACAATGTTTTCAAACATATAGAATGTATTATCACAGTTAACAAAAATCCAGAAATTTATAATAGAAAATTTATAAATTATTATATAATAGGTGATGGTAAAAATATACTAAATATAATAAATAAACAAAAAGTTACATCATTTAATAGGAGTGACTGGTTGAATAAAATTGAACAATTTAAAATTGAATCGCATAAAATAAATAGTTATTATTTTAGCAAAGATGATAATGAAGACTTAAAACACGGCGACATATATGTTGCGTTACAAAAATATGTCGATAAAAATATAGAAAAAACAAATAAAAGAGCATTTTTTGTAACAGATAGTGGTTCTTGTCAAGCATTTACATCAACTTATATACACTATAAAAATAAAAATTATATATTTATGACAGATTACAAATATGGTTCTTTGGGAAATGGTTTAGGAGAAGCTATTGGGACAGCGTTGAATAATCCAAATGATATAATAATATGTATTTGTGGTGACGGTGGTACATTATGTGGATCTTTAAGTGACTATATAAGCATAAAAGAAGCTAATATTACAAACATTATATTTGTTATTTTTGAAAATTCTGGTTTAGGTTTTACTAGTGAAACCGATATTGCACTTACTAATTTAAGGTTTAATTATGTAAATGGTTATAAATATGAACCAAATTGGAAAAGTTTATTAGAATCTCTTTTAATAGAGACTTATGTTATTAAAAATCCTAGACAAATGGATAAAGCTTTAGATTGTTCTTTTAAAAGCTTATACAAAAACTCAAGTGTGTTAGTTTGCATATTACCATATGATGCATTGTATTCTCCAATAGTTCATACAAACTCCACGTTTGATAATCAAATTTATTATAAATTTGATTTGAATAATGAAATTAATAAATGTAAATATTCAAAAGTTTATATATAAATTTATATTGTATTCATATAAATATGATATTATTATATACAAATATAATATTTGTATAATTTAGGTAAACTAAAAACTTAACAATGGAATTGCATAATGAAGACTATACAGACATACTAAATTACTATAAAATACCTGTACCAAAATCAAAAAGACTGCTTCAAATAGAAGCAGAAAAAATACTAGCTTCAAAATTATGCAAATGTATAAAGAAAGTAAGTGCGGTTTCAAAGCCTGAAAATGAGGCAAGAGCAATTGGAATTTGCACAAAGACAATTTTTAATAACAAAGGATATACGCGTGGTAAATTTAAATGCAAAGGCAAACGTTATGTTAAATATAATAAGACAAAAAAGTCGCGCATTTGAAGAATTAAAATATGTTCATTAAATTAATTTGCTCATAATATATATGTCTAATAAACATAAATTTTATGATGTTATTATTGTTGGGTCGGGAATGTCGGGTTTGTACTCCGCTTATAAAATAAAAAAAAATTCACCCAAAACTTCATTTTTAGTTTTAGAGAAATATAAAAAACAATGGGCTGGTGGTAGAACCAGCAATTATGAATTTTATGGTGTTCGTGTTGTAACGGGTGCTGGTATTGGTAGAAATGATACGAACCCTCTTTTGAAGAAACTATTAAAAGAGTTGAAAGTTCCATATAAAAAAACTGTTTCTACAATGGATTATTCTAAATTATTACATCATCAAAACGAATTTGATGTGGTAAAAGTAATAGACCATTTAAAACGTGAATACAATAAAAATCCAGCAAAGTACAAGCACATGACATTCAAAGAATTTGGTACATTGATTTTAGGAGATATCAACTACAAATTGTTTACTATTTATGCTGGTTACACCGATTATGAAAATGCGGATGTGTATGAGACATTGTACGACTATGGTATGGATGACAATAAAGGAGGATGGACTAAGTTGTTAATTCCATGGAAAGAATTGGTAGAAAAATTGTGTGACTATATTGGCAACAACCATATTAAATATTCCAACAATGTCACAGAAGTGACAAAAATTAGTGGCGATCATGGCGACCATGAGAGAACACGAGAACCTTGTTTATTTGAAATACGCACAGAAGAAGGTCACCTTTATTATTGTAATAGAGTAATTGTAGCTACGACAATAACGGGGATTATGAAATTAGTTCCAGGTGCGTCAAATCCAAAAAGTCCATATCAACAAATTCATGGACAACCATTTTTGAGATTGTATGCAAAATTCGATGCAAAATCATCGGCATTGTTGCGACAATACATTCAAAACTATATTATTGTTCCTGGTCCATTGCAAAAAATAATACCCATGAACGCCGAAAAAGGCGTTTATATGATCGCATATAGCGACAATGAAAATGCAGTTGTACTGAAAAATCATTTGAAAAATACTCTGGAAAATAGAAATTTATACGAAAAACTGATTGAAGAAAGTCTTGGAATGCCT